GCCATTAACTCCCCAACTATAGTTGGTATCTCTTTTTTCATACCACAATTGTCTAGCAGGTTTTCCTATATTGGACATCCGTAAACTAAATTTAGTATTACGTTCACCGGGATTAGACCAGTTTATTATAGCTTTTTTAATATTCTCTAATGTTTTATTTAGTTCTTCTTCTGAAATATTTAGAGATTCACCAGATGATAATTTTTCTAGTGGTTTATAAATATCAGATATAAGATTATTTATATTAATCATTATGATCAACCCATCTAAATTTACGAGTTCTGGGATTAAAATGAATGTACTTTACATCCCATTGTTTTTGTTTATCTGTTCTTTTTGGTAATCCTGTACCATCAGTAGCATAAGATTTAATATCAAAATAATGCGCTATACCTTTTGGACATACTGCAACTATGTCAATAGCTCCAGTTGATCCGCAGTTTTTAAATACTTCAAAACCTTGATCCCATAACCAAGTGAC